TAGGTATGTTGTTTTTTTCATGTTTTTCAAATTGATTTTCGATTTTTAAAAATTACACACAGGTTTTTTGTGTTGAATTTTAAAAATTGGAAAAACGATTTGAAAAAGTTGTAAAAAATCACTTGTGACCATGATGCTCACATCACCAAAAAAATTATTTTCATTTTGTTATTGTAAATTTTTTAATAATTGTAAAAAACAATTTAGGGGTAAAATTCTATTAGTCTAATATATGGGTAAAATGCTAATAAAAAACCCCAAAAAAAATAATAAAATATTTATTTGTGAACCTTGCTCCTTCGAATGTAGCAACAAAAAAGATTACACTCGCCATTTGTCCACTACAAAGCATAAACGGCTAATAATGGCTAATAAATGGCTAATGGAAAAAACCCCGCATGATACCACATCACATTATGATAGTCTACACGACGATGCCTTACCATTAGTCAGTCAGACGAGTTGGGGTAAAAAAACCCCGCATGATAATTCATGTCAAATTTTTTGTTTAAATAATGAACCGACACCAAATACGAGTAACACCATAATCAGTAAAAAAACCCCTGAGCATTTTGAGTGTCATTCATGTGGAAAAGTGTATTCACATTTGTCATCATTATATAAACATAAAAAAGTTTGCCTTGATAATGTAGGCGTAACCAACGCAAATATAGATGATTCTATAGTTACATTATCCAAGGATAAAGAATGCGAATTTAAAGAACTCGTTCTATTGTTATTAAAAGAAAACAAGGAAATCCAGAAAACTTTCGTTGAACTTATTCCACATATCAAAGGTAATGTGACTAGTAATAGCCATAATACAACAACTCACAATAATCAATTTAATATTAATATGTTTTTAAATGAGCACTGTAAAAATGCGATGAATTTGACTGACTTTATTAATTCTTTACCAATTACAAATGAAACATATGATAATACGATTGAAAACGGGTTGACTAAGACGATTACTACGATGGTTTTAAATGGTCTCAATGATCTAGATTTGCTACAACGTCCCATACATTGTACTGACCCCTCACGAAAAGTTATGTATGTAAAAGACAATGATATTTGGGAAAAAGACAATGAGTTGAAATTATTGTTACATGGGATTAAGGTAATCTCTCTTAAACAACGAACGTCTTTGAATAAATGGCAAGACGCTAATCATGGATGGGATAAAGATGAAAATTTACAAACGCGAATGACGAAATTGGTGTTTAACTCTATGACAAGTATTGAAGAGGATGAAAAAGAAACGAATAAAATTATTCGTGCGATTGGTAGAACTACTTATTTAAGTAATGATATTAAGAATGAATTTGTCAATTAGATATTGCCGTATAATTACGTGTAAATGTAAATACCTACATCATGATTGTGTAGGTATTTACGATATGATGTTTACATACTCATCTTCTAGAAACTAGAACCAAATGTACTACCTCCTAAAAAATCGTTTGCGGCCATAGGTTCCATCGATGACATTGCGGCACCTACCATATGTGTCTCCGGACTAGCGTACATGTTGTTAAAATCAGGGCTAGGTTGTTGATATACGACTTGTTTCACAGATGGTTCACTTTGTTGGCTCTTTGTCATTTGTGGTTGTAATGCTGGTGGAAGATCTATATTGTTATTGCTTACATATTGATTTGATAGAGGCTGTGTAACTCTAACTTGTCCTTGTACCGGAGCCAATGCTTGGCTGGCTGATGAACGATGTACTTGAGCCGCGACATTGGATAACGAAGAATGGCCCTCATATAAATCCCATAATCGGTCGACTAGTATTTGAACCTTTTCACCTAATTTACTTTGCATAGTAATAGAAATCAATAATATGGATGGTATTATGTTTATAATATTTACGTCTCCATATCCCTTCTCACTATAGGTTGGTATGTAAGCAATCATGCTATGAATAAAGTAAAGAGATACAAACATTACGCCAGATTGTCCTATCACTTCTGCTAATAATAACAAACTGCTTTTGTTTTCATCGACTTCAGGTACATATACTTTTATTAATTTTAATAAAGCAACTATTGGAATTATTGCTAAAACAGTATATTGTACAATATTTAACAACAATGCTTTTTGATTATCATCAAATGGAAATACTGTTTTTATAAATCCTTCATTCGCATTAACTGCAGTTTTGTCAAGTCTATCCATATGTTTTATAATAAGAAATAAAAAATAATTATAATCTATTTATTTTTGATGAACCACGACACATAACAACCCACGGTTTACACTAATGTATAGCAGTTGAGTATTTAGTATGATACCTAGATACTGTTCTACTATATCATATCTCGAATGTATATATATTCACAATTTAGGAAAAATGCGATTATATTCATAAATTTTAAGTATACTTTATATTTATACAGAAAATGAGTTCAAGTTCATCATTAGCAGCTGCACGGCGACGAAGAGGTGGTGCTCAAATGGCTACACCTCCGGCTCCGACATATACACAAAATACACCCTCCAAACCTCAACCTAATACAACTCCTTCTCAAAATGGACAACAATTACCTTCTTCTAATGGCGCTCCGCCAAATCCATATGTAATTTTACAACAACACCATGTAAAGATTAATACCATGGACAAGGCGATTCGCGAATTGGAATTGGAGATGAAATCTAATCTACAGAGATCTTCATCATCTAGCAATACCACTGTACCTGCGGATGTAGATAAAATGACAGAGTCTATATTAAATCGCATCGACTCTCAATTTAATTTAAACGTATTGTACGAAAACGACGAGAGATTATCCACTGAAATAGACGCATTACAGAAATTGATTCAATCACAGCAGATAATAATTAACAGTTTAAATGGTACGCTACATTATATTATTCAACAATTGGACATAAAATCACCGTCCGTCACGACGAACGACAACTTAAACATTGACTCTGAATTACCAACAACAGATGGCGAAGTGTATGATGATATGACTATGACTGATTTATGTGATGCTAGTATGATGCCCCCGGCAATGCCCGACGATTCTATCACTACCCAGACCATGTAATATTGTATACATTGTAGTCAAATGAGTAAAATCATGAAAATATTTGTGTAAAAATAAAGTAGTATGCAAGCATTGTTTACGATATTGATATTTTGTATCGTTTTATTTATATATATTCACATAAATTTTCATTTAAGAGTCAGCGATGATTTAGAAGTATATGAAATAGATCAACCATCTAAGGAAAAGTTAGAGGAAATATGTGATCTCCGACAACCCGTAATATTTGACTATAATGTAGACGAATTAGTAAACGAATGTAACTTAAAATCCATTGAACAAAAATATGGGGCATTTGATATTAAAGTTAGAAATGTAAAGGAATATGATGTCGTGAGTGAGCTATACCTGCCATTAACATTTAATACTGCGATGGAGATATTTACAAAAGATGATAAGCAGCAATTCTTGAGTGAGAATAACGGCGATTTTTTAGAAGAAACTGGTTTAGATAAAAAGATGAGATATAATGACATATTCTTACGTCCATTTTCGGTTAGCAATTGTTCATATGATTATATGTTTTCGTCTAAAAATACTAAGACGCCATTAAAGTACGAATTGAACTATCGAAATTATTTTTTAGTTACACAAGGATGTGTACGTGTCAAATTAATTCCACCTAAATCATCTAAGTATTTGTACACCATAAAGGATTACGATAATTTTGAATTTATATCACCAATTAATCCTTGGAACGTTCAGTCTCAATTTAAATCGGACTATGATAAGATTAAATCATTAGAGGTTTTGTTGACGGCAGGACAAATCATTTTTATACCTGCTTATTGGTGGTATAGTTTCCAATTTGAAGAAAACACCAGTGTATGTGTGTTTAAATATAGAACATATATGAACAATGTTGCTATATCGAATCATCTTATTGTAAACATGCTTCAAAATCAGAATGTAAAGAGAGAAACTGTGAAAAAACATCTTATTAGTAACTCAGACGAACCAGTCGTAGAAACATCCACATAAGAAGAGATACCCAAAGACAGTATTTTCATATAAAATTGATATGAAAATACCGATATAATCATATTCACTAATAATGTCGCCCTATAAAATAATTATTAATAACCGGGATTATTCAGAATGGAATCTAGTTGACTCTATTACAATGAATGAAGTTGACAAAGTAGATATTGATCCTAGTAGAGATCGTTTGTTTTCAAATGACGTATTTGATGTGACAGATGGTAAAGTAATGTTGTTACATTCGTCAGTTAGATCGATGCCGTTTATGCCTGGCATTTTAGTTCTGAACGGCGGAAAGACATATGGGAAACATAAAGACAAGTATTTATATAAGTGTATCCCAGATGACAAACGGTTTCCTGTGTTTATAATTCCATACAATTTAAAGTTGGGCTTCTCAAAAAATATTGATAATAAATATGTTGTATTTCAGTTTAATCATTGGACTGATAAACATCCACATGGCACCATTGTGAATGTTCTTGGTGATGTTGATAAATTAGAAAATTTTTATGAATATCAGCTCTATTGTAAGAGTTTATATGCTTCAATTCAAACATTTAATAAAGCTGCTTCACACGCATTAAAATTAAAGACAGAGGATGAAGTCATTAATAACATAATACGAAAGAACCGGATTGTAGATCGAACTATGGAGTCTATTTTTAGTATTGATTCGAGCCAAACGACCGATTACGATGATGCGTTTAGTATTACTCGTCTTGACACTGATATGTATAAATTGAGTATTTACATATCAAACGTTCCTCTTGTAATGGAAGAATTACAGATGTGGAATTCATTTTCACAGCGAATATCCACAATATATTTGCCTGATAGAAAACGTCCAATGTTACCAACTATATTGTCAGAGTGCGTATGTAGTTTGTGTCAAGATGCGATTCGGTTAGCATTCGCGTTAGATATTACAATTATACATGGAGAAATAGTTAGTTATAAATTTGAAAACGTATACGTAAAAGTATATAAAAATCATGTGTATGAATCGTCTGACTTAAAACGCGATGTAAATTATCAGATGATGTATGATGTAGTTGATTTGCTATCAAAAAATTATAAATATACAAGTAAAATTAAATCAAGTAACGAAATGGTCGCATATTTAATGATCTTAATGAATTATTATAGTGCGATAGAAATGATCAAATATAAAAATGGTATATATCGATCGATTGAAATGAATAAAACGATCCACCCTCTTGCTGAATTGCCAGATGATGTCAACAAATTTCTGACAATATGGAATAGCTCGAGTGGCCATTATGATTTATATCAAGAACGAAAGTCTCATGAGTTTTTAAATCTGGATTCGTATATCCATTGTACGTCTCCGATTCGTAGATTAGTTGATTTATTGAATATGTCTAGGTTACAAATAAATCTGAAGTTAGCTGAGTATGGTGACACATATAATGAATTTTATCATGATTGGATAAATAAATTGGAATACATAAATACAACGATGCGTGCTATTCGAAAAATACAGAATGAATGTAGTTTATTAGAAATGTGTTGTATAAACCCTGTTATTTGTGATAATCAATACGATGGATATGTATTTGACAAAATTCTTCGTAGTGATGGATTGTATCAATACATAGTGTATCTAACGGAATTGAAAACTGTATCCAAGATTACAGTACGTCAGGACATGGCCGAATACAGTAAAAATAAATTTAAGATATTTATATTCAATGACGAATCTTCGTTAAAAAGAAAAATACGTCTACATATCATGTAGATGTATATTTACATGTAATTACATGTTTTTTTACTACAATATCCGTGTCAGATTGTATCATTTACACATATAGTGATTGATTTGTAGCTATGAATTTCAACGTTAATTCTGGTATCTGAGTCAATTTATGTAATAATTCTATGTTCCCATTGTGTTCGGCTATATTTTTTAATTCGTTCACTAGGTTGTTAATCTTTAATATTGATTTTATAAATTCACCTGCGAATATTTCATACGTGTATTCGCACGATGCTATAATTTCTTTACATGTTAATTCGTCTGTGCTTTCACACCAATTTAATATTGGATTCACTAATTCGAATGTATAAGATAATGAATCTGTAGTTTGCATACCATATTTTGATTCCTCTGTGATATAATGTTCGTAGATTGTACTAATATCAGTTAACAGATCGTTTAGATTTTGGTTGCTTGTGAGTAGAGATGTATTGTATATTTTTATTTCGTCCTTTACTTTGATATTTGCGAAACAACTTAATAATGCCGCGATTTCATATGAATTAAATGATTTAAAATAGTTATATTTTATGAGAAGATCTATAAATGCTAAACAATGTGTCTCTTGTATATAGGTGGATATAATACCCTTCTCTGATACCTGTATCTTGGGTGTGGTATAGACATCACTACAATGGTTATTGTTGTCAATAATATTATTGTCTGTAATCATAGTAACGTCTGATTCCACAAAATTAAATTTATGTAAGAATTGTATATTATTATTAAATGTATCTTGAAAATAGTTATGTAAATCATGCACACGATCTTCGTAGGCACAAATATCATGTTTTAAATTAATCAACTCATTGTATTGTTTAAACTGTTTATCGAATAATTTACTTGATGTCATATCATCTAATGTTTTTTGAATATTTTTCCTACTTTTTTGTTTTGCGGTTTTTAGTTCTTCATTTAGTTTTAGATACGTTTCAAATGTGTTGGTATTATTTACAACATATTCATATTCGGGATGATTTGTTTTACCTTCTAACTCTTCTTTTAATCCAGATATGTGAACATTAATCTCTCTTATTTGACGGACGATTTCTCCATTACACATACTTTTATTGGCAAAGTCTAGAGCATTGTTGTTGTATCGTAAAAAGTTCATAATTAAATTGTATGAAATGTGGAATTTTGATTGTAGTGTTTGTGGATTGCCGTTTAATAGATTTTCGTATTCGTTGGTAAATGGTAAGTCGAACATGTTATTTAGATGAATTACATGGCCAATAGTATCTAAACCTCTTCTACCGGCACGACCAGCCATTTGTGTATATTCATGTGGATATAATAACCTCATAGACGAACCATTGTACTTATCAAACCCAGTAAACAATACAGTTTTAGTAGGCATATTAATGCCAACCGCAAATGTTTCAGTGGCAAATAACAATTTTATATATCCTTTTGCGAATAGTAACTCGATCATTTCTCTAAATATTGGCATAATACCAGAGTGATGAATGGCAACGCCCTTTTCGAGTAATTTTATAATCATCTGAAATTCAGGTAAATGTATATATTCTTTAAAATTTGGCAATTTCCGTAATATTTGTTCACATTCATATCGGATAGTAGATGGAATCGTAGAATCAGATTCAAACAACGAGAAGTCTATTGTTTTTGCGTAGCGTTCGACTAATTTTCTAGAAAATACGAAGCAAATAGCTGGTAACATTTCATTCTGGTTCAAATATTTTGTTACTTCGGTTAATACGAAGGCTGGGTTAACATGACAATTATTTTTTTGAATATAAGTTAATAGTTTTTTTACCTTGCCGTAGTTATCTATATTGAAACGACAAGAGTCGTCTTTTACAATGATTGGTTTATGTAAGAATTCGTTAACATACTTTAAAAATTCCTTGTCTTTTATATTTTTCAATGGACCTTGCGGTAAAGTGGTATAAAAGTAGTGTTTTAGTGGGACTACACGATAATTTGTCGGAGCCAAATATACTTTTTTATGGTGTAACGTAGTTGTTTTTACGTCCTCGATCCATTTGGCAAATATTTCTGATTTGTCAATTGTGGCAGACAACATTACCAATTGAACATGACTAGGTAGCAACATAATCGTTTCTTCCCATACTTTACCACGATCGTGATCATTTATGTAATGAACCTCGTCAAATATTACTGCGGCTAGTTCAGATTGAAAATCCATTTCAAAATGAAGTGCACTAGTTTTTGTATTATTTGTATTGTCAATGCTTTTTTGTAATAACGTGTTTCTTAGAATTTCAGTTGTCATTATAAGAACGTCTGCTTCTGGGTTATACTTTATATCTCCTGTTAAAATACCGAATGAGATATGAGGAAATTTTTTTGTAAATTCATGAAATTTTTGATTTGATAATGCTTTAATAGGAGATGTATATATCACCTTTTTACCTAGTTTGACTAAATATTCGATTGCGAATTCTGCGGGTAACGTTTTGCCACTACCCGTATGAGCTGTTACTAATATGTGATCACCTTCTACGATTGCTTGGATTGCGTACTTTTGAAAGTCGCTCAGTGGAAATGGAAATATTTGAAAATATTCCATGAATTTATCATCTTGATCGAATTTATCCTTACAGATAACAACCATTTTATATAATACCCACAGTTTGAATGGCATAAACAGCTTCAATTTTAATTTTATTGTAGTGTCTTCGCTAATTCGTTAAAGTAGACATAATATGCTTGAATTGATATAAAGAGTTTGTATTATATAATCTTATAATGAGCGTTGTAAACGAAACAAGTAGTACTGTGTACCATGGACGTGTCAAGTGGTTTAATAATAAAGCAGGATATGGCTTTATTACTGTGATTGATGGACCACAACAAAATAATAAAGTCGGTCAGGATATTTTTGCGCATCATACTTCAATTTGTGTAAGTGAAGAACAGTATAAATATTTAGTTCAAGGCGAATATGTAGAATTTCAGATTTCCGCTGTTAATTCAGACGCTGATACTAGATGTATTGCCTCTAATGTTAAGGGTGTTACTGGAGGAAAGTTATTGTGTGAGACGCGTAATGAAAATAGAATTGCCAATTTAAATAAACCAGATTCTACGCCTCGTACCCCAGTACGTAATTCTCGATTTACACTTGAAGGTCAGCGTGTTCGAACAGATGATGGTGCCGAGTGGTATGTATCTAAGAATCGCATTACTCCTTATCGCAAACAAGAAAGTTCTATGTAAACTATTTCATTTTGCGAAACATTATAAATATTTTCTATAAGAATTGTATATGCACCCAGTGTTACTGTACCCATCTTTTTATGCTCATGTCTTGAATGGCGTATTTTTATTTTTAACAATAGTCTTATTGTATAGAAATTATTCAAGTGTAACAAAGTATAGTGTGTATAGTCAACTAATGTTATTACTCTTGTTGTCAATTGCGGTTGGTATTCATGGCATCTCGCATTTGGGATTAGAAACTATCTATAAGTATCATCCGTTATATTACATTGATCAAAATTTGAATACTTTACGTTAAATAATGAAAAAATGTATTAAAGCGAACATATTATCTAGTGTATAATGTCTACACATGGACCTAGTGATAGTATGGAAGCAACTACTGAACCAGAATGTATCGGTGATCAGTTTTCAAATATTTTGAGTACGTTATCTCAGTTTAAATCGCAAATAACGCTTATTACTACACAGTTAAAATCGCTTGAAAAGACTGTAAATCGAGAAGTTAAGCACCAAAAAAAAGGAACTGCTTCTAAACAAGTTAAGTTGAATAGAAAGCCATCCGGATTTGCCGCAGCGGCACCCATTTCAAAGGATTTATGTGAATTCATGGGTAAAGATGTGGGTACTAGTATAGCGAGAACAGAGGTTACTAAGTTTATTTGTTCTTATATTAAAGATCATTCGTTGACAGACGACGATAATAATAAAGTTATTAAACCAGACGATAAATTGAAATCTTTACTTGGGACGAATGATGACACAGTGTTAACATATTTTAACATTCAACGATTCATGAATAAACATTTCTTAAAAGATTCTGTTCAATCTAAGTAATTATAAATGTACTATGTATGCTAGCATAATATAACCATGTATTATGCTAACAATTAGCAAACAAATATTCCGTGTTTGTGGCGCAATTACTAATACGATTAGTCGTATCCGTAAATGTTCGTGAGGATACTTTGATAATTGTGGGACGTTGATTTGAAGTATCAATAAACCACATAAAGATATAGTAATATAACGTGTAATGGAAGTAGTACGTACACATAAGTATTGGATGTCATTGAAAGCTTATAATAAAAAATACTCGGTATCTAGTAACCAGAGTATACTTAAGTATAATTATAATAAGGATACTACACAAACACGGACACATATCATTTTCAGATAAAATTGAATATATATGATAATATGAATGTTATCATATACATTAAAACACAATGAAGGAATTTATCTATAATAATACTAAAATTGTCGTGGGTCAGTCTGCTCAGGAAAATTGGGATATGATAGAATTTGATACAGATAAAGTATGGTTACATTTGAATTCCTTTCCATCTTGTCATGTTATTATAGATGATATTGCGCCAAATGAGGATACGATTATTTACGCAGCTCGATTGTGTAAAGACTATACAAAATATAGAAATTTAAAAAACGTGAAGGTTTGTTATACAAAATGTAGCAATTTAATTAAAGGAACTGATGTAGGTAGTGTGATATATAAAAGTAAACGAAAGGTTGACACAATTATAGTGTAGACTAAACTGTCGAATACTTACCATTGTATACTTGTATTTTTTTGTAAAATTGAATCTGTGTAATAAGAATACAATCGTAAGTAACATTACAATGGCGAATCAATCAACTACTATTATAACTAGGATACTCAATTCACAAAGTTGCGTGGTTACGAAATTATTTAGTAACATATGTAAACTTGAGAATGATGTGAAACAGATGATTGACGAGAGATCTCAAACATGTACTAATAGTTGTCCCGTCTGTATAGAAGATGTTGGTACATGTAATTATTTGGTATTCGCATGTGGACATATTATGTGTATGAATTGCTTTGTGATAAGTATACGTAAAAATACATTGTATAGTAAAAAATGTAGTTTATGTAGATCCATAATTCATAAGGATCTGTAGTAAATATTTTATTGGAATATAATATAATATGGTGTATACGCGTAAAATGAAACTACACAGAACAAAACGTTCTAGCAAACGATCGATTCGTAGAATTCGCCGAACGAAAAAGCGAACAAATAAATTAACCAAAAGAGGTGGTCAACATTTAGACGATGATATTTATGCCCGGGCACAACAAAGACATGTGGATGAACAACATTTGATGGACACAATTAAAGAGCAAAAAAATATGGAACAAGCAGAAATAAATAAAAAGAAAGGATTATATTTAGAACCGTATATAAGACGTCGTGAACCGGCAGTGTATGTAGATCAAGAATCAGAATTAGACACAGCGAGTCGTCAATTAGAATTTAATGACCAGCTTGATATGGCTGCCAATGATGTAGAGGACGGCCCAATAACATTTGGAGGAAAAAAACGTGTCCACCGTAAAATAAGTCGTACACGAAAGTAAAAAGGAAGGAATACGACGTAGGGTGTTGGACCCCCCAGTAGGAATCCGTCGTAGGGGGGCGGAACCCCCAAAGAAAAAATTGAAGAGGAAAGGAGGAAAGGAAGAAAGGAAGTAAATAGAAAGAATGGAAGAAGCGGTGAAGCGTTGTGTGTGGGAGAGTAAGGAGTGGTGTATAAAGGAGTTGGTGAGGT